CATTCAACATCTATGTTTTCGTGGGATTTTGTATTCCAATCTTCTATATTAACAATAGCCATATCCCCAATTTTATATCCAAATTTTTTAAATATTCTTAAATTATATTGGGTGACTATTTTAATTATTTCTTTTGTTAATATCACAAACTTTTCTTATTTTCTTTATATATTAAAAATATATTAATCCTTATGATAAACATATTTGATAAAAATCCTATTAATTTAGGTAATTTAACCTGTCATTCAGGTGGAGCCGAGGGATCGGATTTTTTTTTTTTTGAATCAATTGGAAATAGATATGGTGTTTTGACAAAAGCATATTCATATAAAACAAAATCACATAAATCAACATCGAAAGTTGAAATTTCTGATTCTGATTATTTAGAAGGTGTTTTAGAAATTAAAAATGCCAACAAGATCTTAAAAAGATATGGCATTGATAGATATATGAATCTATTAGCAAGAAATTGGGTGCAAGTCAAATATTCTAAGCAAATATTTGCTATTGGAACTATCTTATCACCTGGTGAAAAAGGTTCTAAAGGTCATAAGTCAAATACTAAACATCAAACAGTTGATGGTGGGACAGGTTATGCCATCCAAATGGGTATAAATAATCTAAGGGATATATATGTATTTGATCAAAATAAATCATCTTGGTATCATTGGGATTATAATAGTATATCATTTAAACTAACTAAACCACCAACTATAACATTTGAAAATTTTGCTGGAATCGGAACACGTCAAATTAATCAAAATGGAATTGATGCAATTGAAAAATTATATTTAGATACTTTTTCAAAATAATTTAAACTTTATCAAAATACGTAATATAATATCCAATTTAAAACTAACGAATAATTTAATATGCAAGAAAAAGTGATAATGACACGTGAACGTTATAATAAACTCACACAAGATTTTAATAGAATGAAACATGACGAAATGAAGGAATGTTTATATAATTTGACCGATGCTCGTGAAAAAGGCGATATATCAGAAAATGCTGAATATGAAGTAGCTAAACAACATTTAGATGAACTAAATGATAGAATTGGTAAAGTTGGTTCTATGTTGACAAATGCACAAATTATTGAAGGTGTAGTTGATAATGGAACTGTTCAACTATTAACATATGTTAAGTTAATAAATAAGACACTCAAAAAGGAGTTGGAATATAAAATTGTACCTGAAAATGAATCTTCTTTAAAAGAAAATAAAATTTCTTTTACAAGCCCAATTGGAAAAGCTCTTATGGGTAAAAAAATTGGTGATGTTGTAATGGTTACTGTACCAGCAGGAAAATTAGAACTGGAAATATTAAATATTAGATGTTTCTAATGAATGTTCTAAGTTTATTTGATGGGATGTCTTGTGGACAAATAGCTTTAAATAGATTAGGTATAAAATATGATAAATATTTTGCATCAGAAATAGATAAATATGCTATTAAAGTAACACAACACAATTTTCCAAACACTATTCAATTAGGTGATGTTTCCAATATAAACGGAAGTGACCTACCAAATATAGATTTATTAATTGGTGGTAGTCCTTGTCAATCTTTTTCTAATGCAGGTGATATGACTGGATTTAATGGGAAGAGTGGTTTATTCTATGAATATGTTAGGTTATTAAAGGAAATAAATCCAAAATATTTTCTATTAGAAAATGTTAAGATGAAAAAGGAATGGCAAGATATAATATCTAAAGAATTGGGAGTAGAACCAATAATGATAAATAGTTCATTGGTTTCTGCACAAAATCGCAAAAGATTATATTGGACTAATATACCTAACATTGAACAACCAATTGATAAAAAAATAGGATGGGGTTCTATTAGAGAATTTAATGTAGCCAACAATTTTTATTATTCTGAAAAAGGTTTAAAATGGCTAAATAAACAAATAGATGAAAAGAATAAAAAGTTATCTATTTGGAAATCAGATGAAAAATGTCAAATGATTGAAGCAAGTCATGCACATGGATATTCATCACAAAGATTTTTTGCAATAGAAGACACTAATGGACTTAGATACATAACACCTTTAGAATGTGAAAGGGCGCAAACAATACCTGATAATTACACAAATATTGTTTCAAATTCACAAAGATACAAAATGATTGGTAATGGTTGGACAGTTGATGTAATTAGCCATATTTTTAAAAATTTAATATAAAATGGGATATACAAGACATTATAAATTATTTAAAGAACTTGATAAAGAATTATTTGTTAAATATTCAAATGAATGTAAATATATTTGTGAACAAATAACAAATGAATTTGGACACGGAATAGCGGGTGCTATTGGTGAAGGCGAACCGGAATTTACTGAAACGTATATTGACTTTAACGGCATTATTGGTTTAGTTGATGATTTATCACACGAAAATTTCTATATAGATACAACAGAACAACCATTTAATTTTTGTAAAACAAATAGAAAACCATATGATAAACATGTATGTGCTTGTTTATATCTATTAAAAGAATATTTTGGTGATATTGTTGAAATTAAATCTGATGGTGGAAATAAGGATGAAGAAGTAATTGGATTTATAAAATCAATTAAAAGAGATAATAAAATAAATACACTTTTACAATAAATGGTTGGGTGCTCGAATATTTAGGGGAAGAATCGCAAATTCTTTTATGTTGGTGAAAATCCAACCCCGACCTCTATTTTTAATAACAAATTTAAAATTAAATATGAACACAATTGAAAAAAGAATTGATACAGACTATATCAAAGCTTTCAAAGAAAGAAATGCTGAAGTTAAAATGCTTTTAAGCACAGTCAAAGGTGAAATGCAAACTTATAAAAAGAATATAATGGTTGAAACATTATCAGATGATGAAGCTATTAAGATTCTTGATAAATTTTCAAAGAATCTTAAAGAAACCATTCAAATTACAAATGATGAAAAATGTAAGAGGGAATTATCTATAATTGAAGATTATCTACCAAGACAACTTACAGAATCAGAAATCAACGAAAAAATTGATGAAGCTATAACTAATGGTGCTAAAAATTTTGGTGAAGTTATGAAAATGATTTCTAAATTTCCTTTGGATAAGAAAATAGCATCTGAGTTAGTTAAATCAAAATTTTAATATGAAAAGCATATATAAACATATTCTAACTAGTTTAGATATATACACGTTTGGATTTATATTATTATTATATAATGTCCCATTTGATTTTAAATTTATTATTTGTTTATTATTGTTTACAATAAGTAGTATGATTTCTACTGCATTCATTTTAAAAAGAATTAAATAAAAAAAGGAAGCATCATTGCTTCCTTTTTTATTATAAATCCAGTTTAGATAACCTATATTCTCTGTAATCCTGAGTTGATACTGAACCTAATTCATGTGCTCTTTGAAAGAATACTTCAAATATATTTTCATGTCCCATTTGTTTTGCAGCAATTGCCCTGTTTATAGCTTTGTGTTCATCAGTTATTTTATTAGCTTGTGTTCTAGCTAATGAATTTTCTTTTTCTTCATCACCATTAGATTTATCAACTATATCTCTAACTCTTTTGTAGTTTTTTTCAAACTCTGCTTTTGATTGCCCTTTCCACTTCATATACAAGTATAATTTTCAAATTATATTAAAAATATCTTAAAAGTTTAAACCATATGATTTTTTAAACTTTTCTTCTCCAATCTCCTCTATCTTTTTTTCTTTCCATCGTCCATTTCTATTTGGATTATCAAACCAATCAATTCTTGAAGGATAAAATAAATTCATATTAATTAAAGCATCACTATATAATTTATAAAAATATTCAGCCCCATTAGGAATAGAACATATTATAAATTTTGAATCTTTAATAGCTGACATAAGAGGCAAAACTGATACCATCATATTTGTTTTATTTTTATGATTCCATAATGCAAAGTTATTTAATATTAAAATATCAATATTAAAACCAATTGGTGGTGTTTTATTAGATAATATCTTTATCTTTGTATTTAATTTTGTTTCAATACATTTTTTATTATTAACATGAAAATCAATTCTTAGAAAATCAGGTAAATATTCCATCATACCTTTAATTCTACTTAAAGCTTCTTTAGATTTTTTTAGACTTACATCAATTAAAACTATTGATTTATCAAAACTAAATATTAATTCGTGTAAGATATATAATTGATTCATTGTATTTACACCACTTTCTAAAGAATGTAGACAAATATTAAATTTCATATTATTTATACTTAAAAAGTAATTTTCTTGATATTTATGTAATTTTATATTATGTTTTTCATTAAAATATGGAATAAAACAATAATTATTTATAAAATAAACAATATCATTCTTACATTTAACATATTCTATTATTTCCTTATCTGTCATATTTTTTTAGATTATATATAAAAAAATTTGGTCAGTTGAAAAATTATACTTATATTTGTGTAAATA